TCCATCTGTCTATCCCAGATGACCCGAACCAGCCCGAACCAGCGGTGATCTACCACGACCAGCCGAGACTGGAGACGATCGTTCCGGATTGTGACGGATCGTGGGGCGGCCTTGTGGGGGACATGGCTTTGGAGCATCTTCATCTCCAGCTCATGCCTTGGCAGGTGCATGTCTTGGAGCGGATGCTGGGATTCACCCATGCTCCTGATGGGCAGGATGATCTTGTGCACCGCTCGAGTCTTGTATCGGTGGCGCGTCAAAATGGGAAGACCGTTCTCATCCAGTGTCTTGTCCTTTTCTTCCTTTTGGAGATGCCAAAGATCCGAGGAACAAAACAAACCATCCTTACGACAGCTCACACTCTTACGCTTGGGACTTTGCTCTTTGACGAACTCGCTCCAACACTTGAGCGGCTTGGTGCAACGATCTACAAGTCTTACGGACGGAACTCTGCGACAATGCCAGACGGATCGCGCTGGATGGTACGCGCAGCGAACCCTTCAATCGGACACGGAATGTCTTTAGACCTAATTTGTGCGGACGAAATTTTTGATATCTCGGACATCGCTATGGCAGGCTTAATCCCTACACAGCGCGTCCGCCGATCTCCACTCTTGGCGATGTTTTCTACAGCCGGCACCGAAGCAAGTTCACTCTTTATCCGCCATCGAGAAAATGCGCTCCGCCTGATTGACACAAACAATCCTTCAAACTTTTATTTCTGCGAATTTAGCCCACCGCCTACAGTGGATCCGATGCAAGAATCGTCTTGGTCGTGGGGCAACCCGGCTCTCGGACACACTCTGACGATGGACACTTTGCGCGCCGAATCCAAAGATCCTGACCGCTCAAACTTCCTACGATCCTCGCTCAATATGTGGATCGCATCCACCCAGTCTTGGATTCAGACGCACCTATGGCCTGATCTTGAGTACGACGGCCCGATCCCTACTGGAGGCGTGATCTCGGTAGAAGCGTCTATGGATGAGTCCCGCTATTTTGCGACTCGATCAGTCTCACTCGGTGACGGTCGCACCTGCGTCTCGGTCGCCTTCACTGCCGAAACTACAAAAGAACTTTGGGCTCATGTCGCAGCTTTGGCGGCGGATCCTGCAATCAAGTTCATCTTTTCGCCGACTATTGATGCACACTGTCCGCCAGTCTTCGAGCGTAGGCGCGTCGTAATGGGCTACAAAGAAATACTCCAATACACCCCCATAGTAAGAAACATGATTAGTGAAGGACGCTTAGTTCACACTGGCGAAGCGATGCTTGCCGAACATGTCTGCCGAAGCGTTATGGTCAGAACGCAGGGATCCATAGCAGTCAGCTCGCAAAAGTCAGCTGGGCCCATCGAGCTTTGTCGGACGATGATTTGGGGAGCAGCTGCCGCAGCGCGTCCGGGTAACTCTGCGAAACCTATGGTCGTGGTCGTTAATCAGTAAGATCGATTTGGCACTCGTCCGCTTTCTTGCCTGTCGTCGGGATACCGCGAGTCACTGGGCGAGTGCCACCACAATCCGCGCTCAATGTGTAATCTTGTGCTATGGGAATCTTTGATCGCAAAGCAACTAAAGCGGCGATCTCGCCTGCACCCGCTAAAGCAGCTGCCGCTGGCGGTGGCTTCGTAGGTCAATCCCAGATTGGACAGTATTACACCTACCAAGAAGGCGAAGCGCGTAATCGTGCTATGTCCGTTCCAGCGATCTCACGCGCTCGCGACTTAATTGCATCAGTGATCTCTTGCATGCCGCTTGAAATGTACGGAGAAATGTGGGATGAGAGAACTGGCGAAATGGAAGAAATTTCGCTTGCTCCTAGATCTTGGCTTCGCCGCTTGTCGCCAACAATTCCGAACTCAACGCTGCTCTCATGGTTAGTGGACGATATTTTCTTTTACGGAGTGGGCTACCTCGCAATCACAAGTAGAACGGCAGACGGGTATCCAGCGTCCTTTGAGCGTCTTCCTGCCGGCTCAATGTCGCGCACCGATCAAGCGAACGGGCCAGTCTTCTTTGCACCTTCTAAACAAATCTTTTTTAACGGTCAAGAGTTAGATCCAAATAATCTTGTCCAGTTCATCTCGGGCGTACAAGGAATTATTTACCAGTCACCAATGGTTGTCGCCACTGCACTTAAGCTAGAAGCGGCGCGCTACAGGAACGCGAATAGCCTGATCCCAGCTGGCGTTCTTCAGGTAACTGGAGGGGAGCCCCTTTCATCGCAAGAATTAGCGGATCTTGCAGCCGCTTTTAATTCGGCTCGAGCAACTAATCAGACTGCTGCTCTTTCAGAGAATCTGAAATACATTGAGACCAGCGCAACACCTGACAAAATGCTTTTAATTGATGCAGCAAATTACCAAGCTCTGGAATGCTCAAGGCTCACCAATGTCCCTAGCTACCTTCTTGGAATCGCCGTCGGTGGATATTCTTATGTCAGCAACCAAGGCGCAAGGCTTGACTTGTGGAGCTTCGGTGCTAAAGCGATCGCAGAGTGCATCCAAAACACTCTTTCAATGGACAATGTCCTACCGCGCGGAACCTATGTGCGTTTTGATTCAGACGATTACCTGTCCGCAGAATACTCAAAAGACATGTCAGAAATGGCACCTACAGATATGGAAGAAGTATCATGATCCAGTTCACAGCAGAAGCAGTCACCATCGACGCAGCAGGCCCAGACGGGGAACCGCGCCGAACAATCTCGGGAATCGCCGTTCCCTATGGAGTCGATGCAACGGTCTCCGATGGAACAGTCGTCCGGGTACTAGAAGGAGCTCTCCCTGTAGATGGCAAAGCCCCCCGCCTACTAATGAACCACGATTCTTCCAGCGCGATCGGCTTAGTAATCTCACGCGAATCCACAAGCGAAGGAATGCTTTTCACTGCCAAGATCAGCGACACTCAACAGGGAAATGAGGCGATAACACTAATGAAAGATGGAGTCCTTGACTCGGTCTCCATTGGGATCACGCCGACAGTATTTGCCTACGACAAAGACGGAGTCATGGAAATCAAGAAAGCTAGCTGGAGCGAGCTCTCAATCGTTGCCATCCCAGCATTCCAAGGAGCCCAGATCACAGAGATCGCAGCGAGTATCCCCCACGAAGACGAAGAAATAAGTATCATAGAAACAGAACCTACACAGGAGGCCGAAACCATGTCCGAAGAAACCACAACCCCAGTCATCGAAGCCACGATCGCGACACCATTGTTCGCATCAACAAAGCGCGAGCCGCGCATCCCTAACTCTTGGGAATACATGGCAGCATTCCACAAAGGCGGCGACGCTTGGATCAACGCGCAAAAAGTATTCTCCGATTACACCGCATATCACAAGTCACCTTTGCAAGCTGCAGCTGGCGACGAATTTTTGACATCAGTTCCGGGTCTCTTGACTCAAGTGACGATGGGGCCTGTCTTCCAAGACATCAACTTCATGCGTCCAGTGGTCGCTGCACTTGGCGCGCGCGCGATGCCGAACACACCATCATCAACATTCAACCGTCCAACAATTACAACTCACCAAGCAACAGCAACAGCACAAACCGAAGGTAGTGCAGTAGCAACGGCAACTGGCGTAATTGCAAACAACACGGTCACAAAGAAAACTTTTGCGAACAGTGCCAACATCTCATATCAGACATTGGACTTTACCGATCCCGCAGCACTCCAGATCGTAATTAACGATCTCATCGGCGGCTACATGGTCGGAACCGATAACGAAGCAGCAGACAACTTGCTCACCGCAGCAACATCCGCTGGAGTGTGGGACTTGACTGTGCCCGATCTATATAAATCAATTTATGATGCAGCAATCGTCACGCTTGCAGCAACCAACATGCTTCCGACACACATGTTCGTTGATCCTGCGACATACTCGCTCATCATGCAACTTGCCGACACAACCGAGCGACCATTGTTTGCGAACTTGGGTGGCGGCTTGCAAGGCAACAACGCAATCGGCGTTGGCAACACACAGTCAGCATCAAGCGATGGACGCAACGACCAAGGCCCACTCGGATTAAAACTTGTTGTAGACAACAACTTTGCCGCAAAAACAATGGTCATCATGAAGGACATTGGCTTTGAGATCTATGAAGATTGGAAGGGCATCCTTTCATTAGACGCTCCGACAACCTTGACTCGTGCAGTATCCACGCACGGATATTTTTGCACATTCAAGGCCAACGGCTCAATGATCCAAAAGATCACACAGGCCTAGTCGGAAGGCGGCCTAACCGCCATGGCAACTTACACAGTTACCGAAAAATATCTCATAGACAACTACGCCGTAGTTCAACTTCTCACTTCCGCAGAAATTGAACTCGGCGCAAGTGTTGTTATCGCTGGAGTAGATGCAACTT